AACCTGTGGTTGTGGAAGTAGTGCGGCATTCTAAAATGGTAGATTTAAAAAAACACGATACCCCTATGTTAGATGAATTAGAGAATGGCCCATGGCCGTCATTTATTTCTGGTATCAAAAGATTAAGAGATAATCACCCAGAAGAAAGAATTAATAAAATGACTAATGACCTTTTAGGTCAGTTAGAACATTCGTATGAAACACGAAAAGGTTATTGGAAAGGTGGTACAGTATCAGTCTATGGATATGGTGGTGGTATCATACCTAGATTCTCAGAAGTAGGTAATCAATTCCCAGAATCAAAAGAGTTTCATACATTAAGAGTGCAACCACCTGCAGGTAATTACTATACAACAGATTCACTAAGAGACCTAGCAGATTCATGGGAAAAACATGGTTCTGGTCTTGTCACATTTCATGGGCAGACTGGCAACATTATGTTTATTGGTTCTACAACAGATTCAACGCAACATTTTTTTGATGATATCAATGAGAAAGGTTGGGATTTGGGTGGTGCAGGCCCATGTGTAAGAACTGCAATGTCATGTGTGGGTGCTGGTAGATGTGAAATGTCAAACATCAATGAACACAAAGCACATAGATTATTAGTCAATAACTTTATAGATGATATGCATAGACCTGCATTACCATATAAGTTTAAATTTAAAGTTTCAGGTTGTCCTAACGATTGTATGAACTCAATCGAAAGAGCAGACATGTCTGTTATTGGAACATGGCGTGATGACATGAAAGTAAATCAAGAAGAATGGAAAAACTTCATAGAAGAAAAGGGGAGAAAATATGCGATTGATAATATCATTACTAGATGTCCTACTAATTCTCTTTCTCTTAGTGATGATGATACACTTGATGTAGATAACAAATCTTGTGTAAGATGTATGCATTGTCTAAATGTTGTTCCTAAGGCATTACACCCAGGTGATGATAAAGGTGCAACTATTCTAATGGGTGGTAAAAGAACATTGAAAATTGGTGACCTCATGGGTACAGTTATTAAACCATTTGTTAAATTAGAATCAGAGGAAGATTGGGAATATCTAACAGAACTTGCAGAAAAAACAATAGACTTTTGGGCAGACAACGCACTTGAACATGAAAGATGCGGTGAGATGATTGAACGAATAGGATTAAACAATTTCTTAGATGGCATTGAGGAAAATGTTGATGTCAATATGGTTGGTCATCCTAGAGAATCTAGTTATGTTCGTACTGATGATTGGGATGATGAAGCCAAAAAGTGGTATGAAAAACAAGATGAGAAAAGTGCATAATAATACTTGACATTTTTGTAATAACCTAGTATAATGGTCTTAAATAATTGGAGTATATCATGAATTTAAACAGAGATGGTGATGGCTTTTTAGTCAATACAAATGACTGGTCAGAAGAAGTCATGAATCAAATGGCAGAAGAAGATAATTTTGTCATTACAGATGAAATCAAAACCTACATAAACAAAGCAAGAGAAATGTTTAACAAAACTGGTACAGTGCCAGCAGTTAGAAACTTTGCAAAAGAATTTGGTATGGATAGAAGAGCAAGTAAACTTTACGAAGTCTTTGAATCAGGCCCAATGAAAAAGATTGCAAAATATGGTGGTTTACCAAAACCAACAGGTTGTGTCTAATGGCAGATGATAAAAACACAGTACACACCCCAAAAACATTTTCACTAGAAATAGAAAAGATTGCATTTAATAAAAGATGTACACATCTTGATGCAATATCAATCTATTGTGAAAAGATAGGTATTGAACCTGTGTCAGTCGCAAAATTATTAACAAAAAGTTTAAAAGAAAAAATAGAGGCAAATGCTAGAGATTTAAATTATCTTCCTAAGGCAGCAAAATTACCTATGTAATGCAACCAATAGATGCGTATTTAATGTATTGTGCGATGAAAGCACATTTTGATAAAAGTGATTATGACTTTGTAAAGTACAATGGTAAATCTAAAGTATCAAGAGATTCATTCTATAAAAGAAACGACAGAGTTTTTTTTGTTAAACTTACTCGTAAGTATAAAAGTAAACAAGATATACAAGACTACTTACTAGCTAATTTCTTAGTACATCCAAAAGGTTGGGTAGGTAAATTTGATGAAGATAATTATATACAATGGCAAAGAAAGATACAAAGTTTAAGTTATACATTTAAATCAGAAATTCAATCAATATTAGATTCAAAACTTATTGCGGTATCTGAAAATACACATCCTAAATTGTTAAAAGAATATTTGGGTAAAAGAGTATCACTAGAAAGTATGGTTATACTTAATAGTATATTACAGTTTCATAAAGTATGGAATGTTAAACTTGAAGAAGATTACGCATGGAAAGATGTTTATAAACTTATGAATGACTATAACTCATTTCTTAAATTTGATACTAAGAGTTTTAAACTAATATTAAAAGGATTGATGAATGAATAGACCTGATAAATTAGATTGGTGGATTAAATGGTTTTCAAGTATAGTCTTGATTATAGGAGCTGCAACAACAGCACTTAACATGTATCCATATAATATGTATTTTCAGTTTACAGGTATTACAGGTTGGTTAATAGTGGGTTGGATATGGAAAGACTGGTCATTGATAGTTGTTAATATAGTAGGTTCACTAATACTACTTGTTGGTATTTTACACTATCATTTTTTTACAGATTGGTATTTAATAATACATGAAAGATATATAGAGGTAGGTTTATGACAGAAGAAACACAATACAAAAAATATACATTAAAAATAGATGGTAAACCTACATATGTTTACGCATGTAAAAATTTAACTGAAAAAGAAGCAAAAGAAGATATAAAAAATAGATTTGGTACTTCTAAAATAACAAACATTAAATTATCATGAAATCACTAGTTTATGGAAATGGCGAATCTAGACAGGTTTGGGATATAACTAAAAAATATAAGGGATTTACTACATGGGGCTGTAATGCAATATATAGAGATGCCGTTGTGGATAATCTTGTTGCAATAGATTATGGTGTACAACAAGAAATATATGAATCTGACTATGCAATAGAAAATAGATGTCATTTTGCTGATTGGGCAATACTAGAAGATTTTGACCCAGAGTTTTTAAAAATGAATTATACACCTATGGATATACATGAAACAGAAAAAGGTGATATTGCATCTTGCGTGGTTCAAGGTAAAGAAAGAGAAACTGCAGAAAAAAATTATGAAGAAATGATAAATCAGTTTCCTCATTTAGATAAAGAAGATTGTAAGAATAAATGTTATACAAATGTGGGTTTATATATTACATGGTTGAAAGAAAATGATAGTGTTGAATACATTGAGTATCCTAGAGAATGGTGTGCAGGTGCAACTGCCATGTATTTAGCATGTCAAGAAGGTGATGATGAAGTGTACATGTTAGGATTTGACCTAAGTGAATATGATGAACCTATTAATAACATATACAAAGGAACAAAGAATTACTTATCAGAAACATCAAAAGGATTCAATACTGATAATTGGACTACACAATTAATTCAAATATTTAAAGACTTCCCAGAAACACAATTTTATTGGGTTGTAAAGGAAGATGCTAGTCCTTTAGTATGCAATAATGTTAAAAGTATTACCTACAAAGACCTTGACAAAAGATGTCAAATGTAGTATAGTAGCAAGATTAACTATTATAAATAGTTATGTATCGCAAGATACACACATAAACATACGATAAAATATAATAACATAAGGAGAAAATATATGTCATTAGATAGTCTAAAAAGTAGTGGGTCACTTAATAAGTTGCTAGACGCAGCAAAAGGTGAATCTGCTCCCCAAGAGAAAAAATCATATGTAGATGAAAGACTGTGGAAACCAGAGCTAGATAAGTCTGGCAATGGATATGCAGTAATTCGTTTTTTACCAGCCGTTCAAGGCGAAGACCTACCATGGGCAAAAGTGTGGAATCACGCTTTTCAAGGCCCAACAGGTCAATGGTATATTGAAAACTCTCTAACAACACTCAATCAGAAAGACCCTGTGTCTGAACACAATACAGCATTGTGGAATACAGGTTTAGAATCTGACAAAGAGATAGCTCGTAAACAGAAAAGAAAATTACAATACTTCTCAAACATTTACATAGTAAGTGATACAAAACACCCAGAGAACGAAGGTAAAGTATTCTTGTTCCGTTATGGAAAGAAAATCTTTGATAAGGTGACTGCTGCAATGTCACCAGAGTTTGAAGATGAAAAGGCAATCAACCCATTTGATTTTTGGGAAGGTGCTAACTTTAAGCTTAAAATCAGAAAAGTAGATGGTTATTGGAACTATGATAAATCAGAGTTTGAAGATACATCAAAACTTTTTGAAGATGATTCTGAAGCAGATAAAGTTTGGAAAGCACAACACTCTCTTGCAGAGTATACTGCACCATCAAACTTTAAATCTTATGATGAGTTAAAGACCAGACTAGATGCAGTCCTTTCTGGCACTGTAAAAGTTGGTAATGTTGCTGATACAATAGATGATGCACCTGTTGCAAAACCTAAAGTTGATACAAAACCTGTGGCTACAAAAGTGGAAACACCTGTAGTTGAGGAAGATGATACATTAGCATATTTT